TTGTGTCAGAGGTACTTTGAGAAATCTTATAGTCAATCGCAAGCTGTACCAACAGCAAATCCTGGTGGAACAGGCTCAAGTGCATTAACTGTTGGTTCGCAAACTTACGCTGGTGGTTCTGGTGCTTCCCAACAAATTATAGGAATTGTTAGTTACGCAGTTGTTAAAAGAGCGTCTCCTACTGTCAACATTTATAGTTACACATCAAATACATTAACCGCAGTTAGTAATGGGTGGACAGGAGCAGATTTTTCAGCAGGTTCAGGAACAATAAATAGTGCAGGACAACAAGGTTTTAGTATATACAACGGAACTGGTTCAAATATAACAACAGGTGCATATTCTGTTGTATTTGGTTGGTCTTCATTAGCGGAGCTATAAAAATGTATAAATTAACCGAAAGAAATAATGGTGTATATAAAGAAGGATCATTTATCCCTTTTGCACCAGACAACACAGACTACCAACAATTTGTCCGTGATATAAAAAGCGGTGCTCAGTTAAATGATGCTGAAGGTAATCCTATTACTGGATCAGCACTAACAACATTTATGGAGACATTACCATGAACACACTCATCACACTCTTAAAAGACAAGCACGTTATTTGGGCAATAGTAATAGCTATTCTCTCTGTTCTTCAGGGCTTTGCCTTTGAATTCCCCCTAACCCCAGTACACCAGATGATAGCAGGGGTTGTTATCTCCGTTGTCGTAGTATTACTGCGATACATTGAACTTAATCAAACCTCTTAAGGAAAACAAATGCAAGAAGTAAAACTATCAGTACAAACACTCAACATGGTTATGGGCTATCTTGGAACCAAACCCTATCAAGAAGTATTCCAAATCATTGAAGCAGTACAAAAAGAAGTAGCGGCACAGCAGACTGCTCCTGCAACTCAACAAGATGTTCCTAGTAACACATAATCCATTTCTAACTAATCATGTCATCAACCTATAGCGTTAACTCTCAACAGATTATTACTCTAGCTTTAAATAAGTTGGGAGTGCTTGAGATTGGAGATTCCCCTGATACCAACACCACAAATAACGCTCAGATGACACTTAACCTTCTTATTAAACAATACAACACAGAAGGTTTAAAGTTATGGAAGAACTCTGAGTTAATCATACCTCTTACTACAGGTAAGACTAGCTACATTCTAGGAGGTTCTACAAGCACTTTAATGTACGACTCTCTTAACCCTACTGTAGCTATCACAGATAAGCCCCTAAAGGCTATACAGGGCTTCTATAGGAACGTTCAGGTTACACCTAACATAGATACACCATTACTGTTAATCTCTAAGCAAGAGTACAACATGTTAGGTTCTAAGTTCTCTACTGGTATAGCCAATACTATGTTCTATGATCCCCGTAATCTATACGGGGTGTTGTATGTGTATTTAACTCCTGATGCCAATGCCAGTACTAACATACAAGTACATCTAGTATGTCAGATGCCTCTTAATGATATCAATGCAACTACAGATATTCCTGACTTTCCAGTTGAGTGGATGAACTGTTTGGTGTGGGGATTAGCTGATGAGTTAGCTCTTCAGTATGGTGTTCCTCTTAATGCCAGACAAGAAATAGCTCAAAGAGCTATGATGTATAAAGAAAAACTTAGTGACTGGGATGTTGAGTACAACAGTACATTCTTTATGCCTGACTTTAGATCAACCTCTAAAAACTCCTATGGGCATTAAGAATGGCTACACAACGTTTATCCCTATGTCAACCGATTGAGAGTCGTGACGGTACTTTTAATTCGGACTCTTATACCTCTAATGGTTTCTTTGAAACATTAGGTGGTATTAAGACGTTTGTCAAAAGACCAGGGTTATCTATTGTCAAACAGGTTACTTCTGTAACACCTCCTTCATACCTACAGTCTCAAGGACTCTTTACATTAAATGGTGCACTATACGCTGTTATTAATAACGTTTTATATTGCATTAAACCTAACAGTGGATACACAGTCAGTACTGTAGGTACATTGTCATCTACTACAAACAATGCTTATGCTGCTAAGACATTCTTAGATACTTATCTGTTTTTACACAATACTGTTAATGGTTATTTGATTAACCAGTCTAACTCTTTTGTTACTACAACTACTCTTCCTACAGGACCTTATGTTCCTGGTGTTGTTGTTTTAGACAACTATGTGTTTATTGGTACAGCTAACAATCGTATCTACAACTGTGCTGTAGGAGATCCTACTACTTGGAACTCTCTTAGCTATGTAAGTTTTTATCAGACTACTGATGATTTAATGGGTATAGCTAAACACCTTAACTACCTAGTAGCTTTTGGTTTTTATACCACTGAGTTCTATTATGACAATGCCAATACTCCTCCTGCTTCTCCTTTATCTACAGCTCCTAGTTATACCTTTGAAGTAGGTTGTGCTAATGGTGATAGCATTGTTTCTAGTAGTAACACTGTATTTTGGGTAGGTAACAGTAAGACTTGGGGTAAGTCTGTATACCTACTAGATGGTGTATCTCCTCAAAGGATATCTAACCATGCTATAGACAAACACTTAGAACAAGATGGTTTAGGTCAGGTTACGGCTTATTGCTATTCTGTTAGTGGTCACGTTCTGTATGTACTTAATTTACTCACTAGCCAACAAACCTTAGTGTTTGATCTTATGGAAAAGCAATGGTACAACTGGAGTCAATACTACCTTCAGTCTAGTTACCAGTCTAATCCAAATACTTACCAAGAGTCTTTCTTTAGAGCTGCTTTCTATGTAGAGGCTGACAATACTCCTTATATGTTAGATAGAGATGTAGCTTGTATTTATGTTCCTAATACCGAGACTTACCAAGACAATGGACAACCTATATACTACAGATCTGTTACTAGTATCAATGACAGTGGAACAACTAAACGTAAGTTCTACAACAGAGTTGAGATTATTGGAGATAAGGCAGCAGGTACAATGTCTGTTAGCTTTTCTAATAATGATTATGCTAGTTATTCCAATCCTAGGACAATTGATTTATCTGCTTCTAGGTCTCAAGTCTATATGACTGGTGCTGCTAGACGTAGGTCTTGGCAGTTCTTATCTACAAGTAATGCTTCTCTAAGGTTAGAAGCTGCTGAGATTGACTTTAGAGTAGGTGAGATGGATCAAGAACAAAATGTGGGTGGTGCTACCCAAAATAGAATTTAATAGGGGATTAGTATGGGATTTTTAAGTGATTTAGTAAGTGATCCAGCTAAAGCATTCACTTCTGATTTAACAGGAGGTAATTCTGCTATTGCAAAAAACCCAGTAGGTACTGCTGCTGAACTAGGTGCTATTGCTTTAACTGGAGGAGCTGCTACTGGTGCTCTTGATTTAGGAGCATTATTTAGTGGGGGTTTACCCTCTATGGGTACTATTACTTCTGCTTTAGGTATAGCAGGAGGAATTAACTCCCTTACTGGTGGAGGTCTTACAAAGGCTTTAGGACTCTCTGGAGGAGGTAGTACTGGCCCTGGTACTGGTTCAGGTACTACGACTGCTGTAGCCAATCCTATGGCTCCTTATCAAGCCCAATTAGCTGCTCAGTATGCTGGTTATCTTACTCAAGGTAATCAAACTGATATTACTAAGATGCCAGGATATTCACAGTTTCAATCTGGTGTTTTACAACCTGCTATGAATCAAGCACAAGCTACTGCTGCTGCCAGTGGTCAACTGTATTCTGGTGGTGAACAGATGGCTTTACAGAATATTGGACAACAAGGTTATTCACAGTTTATGAATAACTACTTGTCTCAACTTTATACTGGAGCTACTGGTGGTGCTTTAGGTGCTGCTCAATTGGGTACTAACCAACAGAACTTAGGTAACACGGCTACTGCTCAAGGATTAGGAGCTATTACTACTGGTTTATCTGGATTAGTTGGTCAATTTGGAAATTCACAGCTTAACCAAGCTGCAATCAATGCTCAAACTGCATCTAATGTATCTCAAGGCCAAAGTATGATGGGTAGCTCTGACTATTCAGTCTAATAGGAATAAATCATGCCATTTTTAATGTCCGATGTTGCTGCTGGTAGTAATGCTGCGTTACAGTTACAGCAGAATATAGCTGCTGCACCTAATGTGCAACAGGTACAACAGAATGTTATGCAAGAG